GGCGATTTGATAATGTTGATTCAGGGGCAACGGAAAATGATGTTCTTGATCCATCGCAAAAAAAAGTCATGTATTCAGAAATATATATGAAATGTGATTATGATGGCGATAATATTCCTGAATTGAGAAGAATTTGTGCTATTGGTCAAGGACACCATATTTTAAAAAATGAAACATTTGACCATATTCCTTTTGCTGTATGTAGTCCGATATTAATGCCTCATAGAATGGTTGGTGTTTCTTTAGCTGAACAAGTTATGGATTTACAGTTAATTAAGTCAACTGTATTAAGACAAATTTTAGATAATTTATATTTATCAAATAATACGAGGTTGGTAGCCGTTGATGGACAAGTTAATTTAGATGATATTATTTCAAACAATCCTGGTGGTATCATAAGGGCAAAACAAGCTGGTGCAGTACAACCTTTAACTACGCCTTTAATTGCTAATCAAAGTTTTCCCCTTCTTGATTATTTAGACCAGATAAAAGAATCTCGTACTGGTTTAAACAAAGCCTCTATGGGTTTAGACGCTGATGCACTTCAATCAACGACAGCAAGTGCTGTTAATCAGATTGTATCGGCTAGTCAGGGTAAAATTGAATTAATTGCAAGAGTCTTTGCTGAAACTGGTGTTAAACAGTTGTTTAAGGGTATTTTACATTTAATTACCAAACACGCCACACAGCCACAAATTGTTAGATTAAATAATAACTTTGTACCTATGGATGTAAGACAATGGAAAAACTCTTACGATATGGAAGTGAATGTGGGATTGGGTACAGGACAAACTAATGAAAAACTACAAGTATTAGACAGAGTAGCAAAAACTCAAGAACAAATATTATTAAGTTTAGGTATGCAAAATCCATTAACTAACTTATCTCAATACCGAGAAACGATTGCTAAAATGTTAGAGTTATCTGGATTCAAAAATGTAAATGACTTTTTCCTTGATCCAAAACAACAGCCACCAATGCAACCACAACCAAGTGAGGCAGAACAAGAAGTTCAGGCTGATATGATGAAGGCAAAAGCTGAAATAGAATTAAAACAGAAAAAACTAGAATCAGACATTCAACTTGCCAGAGAGAAACTTATGGCAGATATTGAATTAAAACGTCAGGAACTAAATGCTGAACTGCAATTACGTGGTCAAGCACAAGTTCTAGGTAATAAAGAAGTTTCACAAAACTTATAAAAGGAGATAATTATGACAGCAGTAGCATTACCACTAGCAAGTTCAGCTTTAGGTTCAACGGCTGGTGCAAGTGGACTTGGAAGTTTTTTAAGTAATTTAGGTGCTGGAGGAATGGGAGGATTCTTTAGTGGATTCGGCAACTCAATATCAGGATTACCTGTAATGCAAGCCTTCGGTCAAGACCCTTCACCTATGGGTTCTTTCGGTCAATTACTAGGGGGTAGTTTATTAGGAGGCGATTTTAGTAATGCTGGTCAAGCCTATATGTTAGGTGGAGGCATGGGTGGTTTACCTATGATGGGGCAACAAGTAATTGGACAGGGTGGAGGACAATATCAACCTACACCTGGAATGAATATGGGTGGACAGATTAGTGATGCAGAGGCACAAAGAATGTTAGCTGAAATGATGCAACAACAACAAATGCCAAATCAAAATATGATGATGCCACTAGATACAATGACCGATCCACGTGTGTTAATGGGTGGTTTACTCGGTGATTTATCACCTTCAATGAGAAACAGGCAAATAGGAATATAATGAATGATGATTTGGATTTACGTAATAGAGCAAATCAAGGCAATAAAGCTAAAAATTTACTCAATGATACAACATTTAAAAGAATTTTTGAAATCCTTGAAAAACGATATATTGAAGGGTTTTCAGAAAGTAAAAGCGATGATACTCAAGTGCGTGAACGTTGTTATAGACAGCTTCAGGCTTTGCGTAAACTTCGTGAAGAAATATCTATTTTGGTAGCTGATGGCAAATTGGCTTCTGAAAAATTAGACAACCTTAATAAAAGGAAATTTTATTAAACATTAAAAAGGATATAATTATGGAAAGCACCACACCTGAAACAGGAAGTGAACCAAAAGAAACCTTATCAACAGACAATATTTCAAGTACAAATACTGCCGTTGATTACCTCTTAAACGTTAATAAAGAACCATCGCAAGATGACAACTCTGAAACGAGTCAAGAGTCAAGTAATCCTGAAGAAATTCAGGAAATTCCAGAAGAAGAAACAACCGAATCTGAAACAGAAGAAGTTGTTGAAGAATCTGAAGCAGACAGGGAGGAAGAAGAAACTGAAGAAGTAGTTCAGCAAGAGCCTGAAACATATACTGTTAAAGTTAATGGTGAAGATGTTAATGTAACTCTGGAAGAATTACAACAAGGTTATTCTCGCACATCTGATTATTCTCGCAAAACTCAGCAATTAGCTGAACAGCGAAAACAGTTTGAACAACAACAAGCACAGATTCAAGCTGAAAGGACACAACTTGCTGAAAACTTAAAAGCAGTTGACCAATTTTTATCTAATCCAGTACCTCAACCAGATCATAATTTAATTAATTCTGATCCGAGTGAGTACCTTAGACAAAAAGACGCTTACGAAAAGCATCAGGAAACAGTTAAGGCTGTTAAAGATGAACAAGTAAGAATTCAACAGCAACAGCAACAAGATTTAATGAACGCTTATCAAAAAAACTTAGAGGAGTCGAAGGTTCAATTATTAGAACGTATTCCTACTTGGAAAAATGCAGACACAGCAACAAAAGAGAAATCGGCAGTTGTAACGTATGCAAAAAGACTTGGTTTTACTGACAATGAATTATCTACTGCCTCTGATCCACGAGCCATAGAAGTTTTAAGAAAAGCATGGCTTTATGATAGGTTAGTATCTAAAAATCAAGTGGCAAAGAAAAAGGTAAACAAAGCCCCTAAAATGATGAAGGGCAACGTACCTACTTCTAAAGTTCAAACAAAGCAAAGAGAGTCCAAAGCATATCTTGACCGACTTAAAAAGAGTGGAAAGATGAATGATGCCGTTGAGTATCTGTTAAATAAATAAATATTAACTATTAACTTTTAAGGAGTTTATTATGGCGACGTTTAAAGTCAGCGATAGTGTCGGAGAAAGAGAAGATTTATCCGATATAATTACAAAAATTGATCCTGATGAAACACCACTTTTTTCTAATATGAAAAAGGTGACGACTAAAGGAATCACACATGAGTGGCAAGTGCAAGAACTCGCATCTGCTGTTTCTACAAACTATGTTAATGAAGGTGCTGATTACAGTTATGTTAATCCTTCTGCAACAACTAGACTTGGGAATGTGCATCAAATATTTGCACAATCTGCAAGTGTTTCAAATACACTTGATGTGGTAGATAAAGCTGGACGTGAAAGAGAAACGGCTTATGTTAAGATTTTAAAAGGTCTTGAACAAAGACGTGATATTGATAAATCTTTATGTGCGTCTATTGCAAAATCTAGTTCTGATCCACGAAAATTTGGCACGATTGAAACTTGGATTTCAAATGTGTCGAGTGCTGGAGATGCCACAGACATTACAGCGTTTGATGGTTCTGCAACTAGAACTGACGGAACTACTAGAGCATTAACTCTTGCTATGGTTGATACTGTTATGCAAGCGTGTTATGAGGATGGTGGAAATCCTGATATGCTTGTTGTATCTCCATCAAAGAAAGCAACTTTCAGCGACCTTAGTAGTGGCTCAGTTGTGACCAATCAGTTACACATGACTTCAGCAAAAGAAGCGACCATAATTGGTGGAGTTAGCATGTATCTTACTGATTTCGGAACGTTAAACGTAACGATTGATAGAAATATGCAAAGTGACAGAGTATATCTACTTGATAGCGAACATCTACAAATGGGTTCATTACCAGGAAGATCATTCTCAGTTAATGATGTAGCACCAACTGGTGATGCAACTAAATTTGCAATTATTAGTGAAACTACGTTCATACCTCGTGCACCGAAATCTATGGGTGCAGTTTATGACCTTAGTTAAGTAATAAAAATATTTAGGGGGTTGTTAATCCAGCCCCCTTTTTATTGGAGGAAGTTATGCTATTAACTAAAAGAATAGTTAAGTTTAAAAACTTAATAATTAAAATTTCTAAACAAACAAACAATTTAAAAGACCTATCTGAAAACAGATGGGGGTATAGAATAAGTGGCAAAGAGATATAAACAAGTTGTTTATGATCCTGTCAAAAAAACAAAACGCAGATATAAAAAAAAAGGATTACGGCATAGAAAGAAATTAAGCCCAAAATCACATTTACGAGTTAGACATGGAAAAAATAATAACTAAAACACCAAATAAAACAACCAAGTTAAAATATGAGGATGGTAAAACTTTTGTTGAAACAGAACAAAATGTTGATGCACTTTTAGATGATAATAAAAGAAAATCTAATGATTATGAAAAAGGTAAGTTAATTGGTAATACACAAAAACACCAACAGCATATTGCACATATCCCAACAGTTTTGTTTTATGAGTTATTAAAGAAATTTGGACATCCACAACAAAACCCTAAAGAGTGGAAAAAATATTTAAACGATCCTGATAATAGATATTTAAGAACAGGTGGAGGAAAATTATAAAATGGCACTAGATACTTATGCAAATTTAAAAACATCTATCGCTAATTTTTTAGCACGAGATGATTTAACATCAAGCATTGATGACTTTATTGATTTAACGGAAGCAAGATTAAGTCGTGAATTATATACGAGATTTGACCACGATAGAGTTACAGCAACGACAACTGCTGGTGATGCTTATATTTCATTACCAACCGATTATAGAAAAGTTGAAACAATTAGGTTAAACACTTCGCCAAGAAAAACTTTACAATATCATTCGCCAAATTCTTTAAATCGTACATATACAAGTTCAGGAAATGGAACACCTGAAGGCTACACAATTATTGGTTCGGAAATGAAAATATTACCGACACCTGATAGTGCGATTACATTAGAAATGGTTTATTCAAAGATGATTGAGGCGTTATCAGATACAAATACATCAAATACAATTTTAACTAGACATCCAGATTGTTATTTATATGGGTGTTTACATCATGCAAGTGTTTTCTTATTAGATGATTTAAAAGCAAGACAATATGATGAATTATTTTCAAGAGCCATTCAAGAAATCATTGTAACAAACGATAGAGAAAAATATGGATCAGCTTTAGCCATGAAAGATGGCTATACAAAACAATTAGTAACCATTACAGGATAAGGATTAAGTTATGTCAGCATCAAATTATTTAGAATTAAAAGTATTAGACCATGTATTGGGTTCGAGTGCATATACTCAACCATCAGGTTTATATGTAGCGTTATCAACAGGTAGTTTCAATGATGACGCAAGTGGAACGGAACTATCAGGAAGTGGTTATGCAAGAAAAGCTGTAACTTTTGCCACAGCCT